CAGGATCGAAATACCCACATTACGATCCCCCACCCCCCTAAAAATTTTAAAAAATTTCCAAGGATCAATGTCAAACGTTGGACATTACAATATAAAAAAAGCCCCACCAGCGTCAACTAGTGGGGCAAAGATGGCAACAATCCATCAAGGAGAAGCAATGACTTGCGCCATTACCGAAAAGAAGTGTACACTAACACCAACGAGGCAACAAGTGCGACGCCAGCACTAACCCTACGCAATGCTAGAACATTTGATTAACGGCGAGTTTCATCCAGAGGTGGTAGACGCCACCGCGGAAGTGCTGTCTTTTGAAAAGGCAGACCCAACTACGACCATCGACGCCAAAGTCAAGACGGCTCAGTGGCTCAAAGACTTGGAACTGGACGACGAAGAGATCGAGTCCAAGGCAGAACAAGAATCTGCCCGTAAGTCTTTTGCAAGTCTCGTGACAGGCCAGCCTGTTGGTAATACGCAACAAGCGCTGGCTAACTTAAAGACTCCTGCTGCAGTGCAGCATTTAGTTGGGATGTTGACAGCCTACGATTGGGCGTTTGTCGAGCAAGCCAAGGAACTGCGGGGCTATGCAGTGGCTCAGATCCTAGAAGAAGTCAAACATCCAGACGCACGCATTCGCCTCAAGGCGCTAGACATGCTAGGTAAGGTCACGGAAGTGGCGCTGTTCACCGAACGGGTTGAGGTCAAGAAGACCGAGATGTCGGACGTAGAGCTTGAGACGCGCATTAAAGAGAAGCTCAACAGATTCATGGGCGTAATCGATGTGGTCGACGTTACAGCGGACAAAGATGAAGCCTGAGAACTTCACCACCCTGAGCAAACTTGAGCTAGAAGCTATGGCAAAGGCTCTGCCGCACTTGTCCAAACAGGAGAAACTGGAGCTTTTTAACGATTTGGACTTGCGTGAGTCCCGCGCCAATCTACAGGCGGCTAAAACAAACATGCTTGGCTTCGCCCAAGCGGTATATCCGGGCTTTAAGATCGGCCCTCACCACAAAAAACTTGCCAAAATCTTCACCGACGTGGTTGAAGGACGTAAAAAGCGCGTGATTATCAACATCGCGCCACGTATGGGTAAGTCTGAGTTCTCGTCTTACCTGTTTCCTGCGTACTTTTTAGGTAAATATCCTGAGAAGAAGATCATCATGGGCACGCACACTGCGGGTCTGTCGGAAGATTTTGGCCGCCGGATACGTAACTTGATTGATTCTGATGAATACCGTGAAGTTTTCCCCAATACGATGGTGGCAGACGACCAAAAGGCTGCCGGTAAGTGGTCTACAAGCGCTGGCGGTCAGTACTATGCTGCTGGTGTCGGGGGTGCTCTTGCTGGTCGTGGTGCTGATCTGTTCGTTATTGATGATCCTCACTCGGAACAGGACGTAAAGTCTAACTCTAGACTCGCGTTTGATACAGCTTGGTCTTGGTTCCAGACGGGCCCGCTGCAGCGTTTGATGCCGGGTGGTGGGATTATCATTGTGATGACCCGTTGGTCGCTCCTAGACCTGACTGGGCGCCTGATTGACTACCAAACCAAGAACCCAGAGGCGGTTCCATGGGAAATTGTGGAGTTGCCGGCCATTTTGAACGAGGACGAAGAAGACGAGAAGTCACTTTGGCCTGAGCAGTGGTCGCTCGAGGCGCTGAAATCTACGAAAGCCAGTATTGACCCGCGTTATTGGAACGCGCAGTACATGCAGCAGCCCACATCCGAGAACTCGGCGATTGTTAGCCGCAAGATGTGGCGTATCTGGGAGCCGGATGACCCACCAAGGTGTGAATACATCATCCAGTCATGGGATACGGCGTTTGAAACCAAGAACAACTCCGACTATTCCGCGTGTACAACGTGGGGCATCTTCTACAACGAGGAAGAGAACGACACGCCCCAGCTTATGTTGCTGGATGCGTTCAAAGACCGCATGGCTTTCCCTGAACTCAAGGTCGTTGCGCTCAAACACTATAAAGAGTGGGAGCCTGACGCGTTCATTGTGGAGAAAAAGGCGGCTGGCGCACCACTGATACAAGAACTCAGGGCGTTGGGCATACCTGTGCAGGAGTTCAGCCCGTCAAGGGGCAACGACAAGATGGTGCGAGTGAATGCGGTTGCAGATTTGTTCAGTTCAGGTAAAGTCTGGGCACCCGACACCCGCTGGGCACGGGAAGTGATTGAAGAGATGGCCGCGTTCCCAGTTGGGGAGCACGACGACTACGTGGACACGACAACACAGGCGCTGCTACGCTTTAGGCAAGGCGGCTTTATTGCTTTAGACACTGACGAGAAAGACGACCTTGAGATCTTTCGCCGCAGGAAACACGAATACTACTAGGAACAAACATGGCAACGAACATCGACAAAGCGCTGTACCAACAACCCGTGGGCATTGACGCGCTGGGCGAACAAGAGTCCCCATTAGAGATCGAGATCGTTGATCCCGAAGAAGTCACCATTGGTATGGACGGAATGGAGATCACCCTTACGCCCGGAAAAGATGACGGCGAAGAAGATTTCAATGATAACTTGGCCGAGTACATAAAAGACGGCACCTTGCAATCCTTGGCAGGGGACTTGGTGTCTGACATTGACAACGACAAGAATGGCCGCAAGGATTGGGAGAAGACATACGTTGACGGTCTGAAGCTCTTGGGTTTACAGATTGAAGAGCGTACAGAACCATGGAACGGCGCATGCGGTGTGTTCCACCCCATGATTACAGAAGCCGTTGTACGCTTCCAAGCAGAGACAATCACCGAGACGTTCCCAGCCCAAGGGCCTGTACGTAGCAAACTCATCGGCAAAGAAACGCCAGAGATGAAAGAAGTTGCGTCTAACGTTGAAGACGACATGAACTACGAGTTGACGGAAGTCATGACGGAGTACCGCGCTGAGCACGAGCGCATGCTCTGGTCACTGCCAGCCACAGGCTCAGCGTTTAAGAAGGTCTACTATGATCCCAATTTGGGACGTCAAGTGTCGATGTTTATTCCTGCGGAAGATATGTATCTGCCGTACGGCACAACGGATCTGGATACTTGCTACCGCATCACGCACGTCATGCGCAAGACCAAGAACGAGATCATCAAGCTTCAGCAAGCAGGTTTTTACATTGACGTTGACTTACCTGACGCACCCAGAGACTTGACAGACATTCAGAAAGCCAAGGACAAAGAGACTGGCTTTAGTGACCTAAATGACGACCGCTACACCCTGTATGAGTGCCATGTAGATTTGAACCTTGAAGGTTACGAGGACAAGGACGACTCTGGTGAAGAGACCGGCATCATGCTGCCATACGTTGTCACGCTGATTAAAGGCTCTAACGACATCCTGTCAATCCGCCGCAACTGGAAGGAAGATGATGATCTCAGACTCAAGCGCCAGCACTTTGTTCACTACCAATATATTCCGGGTTTTGGAGCTTACGGCTTCGGGCTTTTCCACCTTATCGGGGGCTTTGCTAAATCCGCTACATCCCTCATGCGACAACTCGTCGATGCAGGAACACTCAGCAATCTCCCCGGCGGACTCAAGACACGCGGCCTGCGCATCAAGGGCGATGACACGCCAATTGCACCCGGAGAGTTCCGTGATGTAGATGTAGGCTCGGGCACAATCCGCGACAACATCCTGCCGCTACCGTACAAAGAGCCAAGCGCTACGCTGTTTAATTTGATGCAGACCATCGTTGATGAAGGTCGTCGCTTTGCCGCGACTGCTGACATGAAGGTGTCTGACATGTCTGCGCAGGCTCCTGTTGGCACAACGCTGGCACTGCTTGAGCGTCAGCTAAAGGTGATGACTGCGGTGCAGGCTCGTGTGCACTTTGCCCTGAAGCAAGAGTTCAAGCTCTTGAAGAACATCATCCGCGACTACACAGACGCTGACTACACATACACACCCGAGTACGGCACTCGCAAAGCTAAGAAAGCCGACTATGACTTGGTGGACGTTATCCCCGTGTCAGACCCTAACGCTGCGACCATGTCTCAGCGCGTTATCCAGTATCAAGCAGTGATTCAGATGGCGCAGATGGCTCCGGACATCTACAACTTGCCAG